TTAGAGAGATCTCTAACGACAAAATTACGCCAAAAAAGACCGATAAAATCAAAGAAAGTGAACTTTTCGACCCTGAGGGCGATCCAGAACCACTTTTTGGTTGATAAATAATACATAATTGCTATATTCGTGTGCCGATACAACGGGTAAGTCAAGGGTTTAGAGACCTAAGTATGACATTTCAGAGAAATCCTCTGAATGATGACCTTGTGGTGCTAAAAAATGCTACTGCGATTGCCCGTTCTATAAAAAATATCGTATTTACACAACCTGGAGAGAAATTTTTTGATGAGGACTTCGGTTCTCGTGTCTCCAGGTTTTTATTTGAGAATATTAACCCTGTCACTGCCTCTAATATTAGAGATGAAATCGTTCAATCTGTCTTGAACTATGAACCAAGGGTTGAATTACGAACAGTGACCGTTGTTCCTGATTATGATGCGAATTCTATGAATGCAACGATAATATATGACATTATCGGTGCAGATATCCCACCACAAGAGTTAGATCTCGTTTTGCAGCCAACCAGGTAAAAAATGCCATTATCAAACTTCAGTAACCTGGATTTCAATCAGGTTAAAACAACACTTAGAGAATATCTAAAAGAAAATTCTAGTTTCACTGACTACGATTTTGAAGGATCTAACTTATCGTCGATCCTTGATGTTTTGGCATACAATACCTACATCACTTCGTACAACGCAAACATGGTTGCGAACGAAGTTTTCATTGATAGTGCGACTTTAAGAGAAAATGTAGTCTCTTTAGCAAGAAATATTGGTTATACGCCAAAATCACGCAAAGCTGCCCGTGCTACCATCACATTTTTTGTTGACACTAGTGATATTTCACCTGCACCAGCAACTATTACTCTCCAAAAAGGAGTTGTAGCAAGTTCTTCTAGTTCTTTTGGATCACAATCGTTTGTTTTTTCGATTGTAGAGGATATTACAGTTCCTGTTATTGATAATACTGCACAATTTAACAATATTCCAGTTTACGAAGGTAATTTAGTAACATCTAACTTTACTTACAACCCTAGAAACCCAGAACAGAAGTTTATTTTAGATAATGTCGGTATTGATACTGATTTGATGACAGTTTCAGTCAAACCAAGTCAAGAATCTTCCAGAAGTGTAAAATATAGTCTTCAAGATAGTTTATTTGATATAAATGGAGAGTCAAAAGTTTATTTCATTCAAGAAGTTGATGATGAAAGATATCAAGTCATTTTTGGAGACAATATTTTTGGCAAAAAACTTGATGAAGACAACTTTATTGAGGTAAACTACATTACCTCTAGTGGTGACGCTGGAAATGGAGTAAACAACTTTAAGTTTTCGGGAAGACTCTTCTATATTCGTAACTCTCAAGAATATGTCGTCACTTCTGGCATTTCTGCACTTACAACTGGTATCACTGCTTCTGGTGGTGAGTCAATTGAAGGTGTTGAGTCAATAAAGAAGTTTGCACCTCGCATTTATGCTTCTCAAAATAGAGCATTGACCGCAAATGACTACGAAACACTGATTCCAGCAAAAATCTATCCAGAAACCGAATCTATTTCTGTTTTTGGTGGTGAGGAGTTAGTTCCCCCACAATATGGTAAAGTTTTCATCAGTATTAAACCTAGATTTGGAGATTTTCTGCCAAATCTGATGAAAGAGAACATCAAACTAAAATTAAAGAAATACGCTGTTGCTGGAATCGTTCCAGAGATCTTAGATTTGAAATATCTCTACTTGGAGGTTGATAGTAAGGTATATTATAACTCAAACTTTGCTCCATCGGCAGCAGCAGTCTCCACTATTGTTCAGAATAACGCAAATAAGTATGCGGAGTCTTCTGAGATGAATAAGTATGGCGCAAGATTTAAATATAGTAAATTCTTGAAAATTGTTGACGATAGTCATGAAGCAGTCACTTCAAATATTACTACGGTAAAAATGAGAAGAGATTTGAGAGTTGTTACTGACACATTTGCAGAATATTCGATTGGATTTGGTAATGAGTTCTATATTAAGAGCATGGATGGTTATAACATCAAATCTTCTGGATTTAATGTAGCAGGATTAACTGATGTGTGCTATCTGGGCGATATTCCAGATACTAATAGAGTTACAGGTACAGTATTCTTGTTCACTGTACCAAATATAGGTTCTCAGTCTCCAACCATCATTAGAAGAAATGCAGGAACTATTAACTATGTTTCTGGAATCATAACTCTCAATCCCATCAATATTTTAGCAGCGAAAAATAAAGACGGAATCCCTATCATTGAAATTGAGGCAACTCCACTTTCTAATGATGTTGTCGGATTACAGGATCTTTATTTGCAACTAGATATAGGGGGTAGTAACTTCCAAATGGTTGTAGATGAAATCTCTTCTGGATTGGATCCATCGGCATCCAACTACATTGTATCCTCTAGTTACGCTAATGGTAATCTGGTGAGAGCAGGTGGTAGTACAACCACTATAAGACCCACACAGGCGACTACAGGCACCACTGGTGGCACATTCACCACAACCACACAAACAGGCACAAGTGGTGGAACGACTTATTCAACCCCCACATCAACCACATCTACATCTGGATCTTCAGGTTCAAGTTCTTCATACTAAGACGATAAATCGATAAAATGTCAAATAACAGAGTCCAACTCAACAGCGTTGTTTCTAGCCAACTTCCTCAGTATGTGCAGGAAGATTATCCTTTAGTATCAAGTTTCTTAAAGCAATACTATCTCGGACAGGAATACCAGAGTGGACCTGTTGATCTGATTCAGAACATTGATGAGTACATTAAATTAGATACAACAACAAATCTAGTTGAATCTGTTGTTCTGAAAGATGACATTGATTTTTATACAAAAACAATCAACGTGGATCCTGTTGAGTCTCCTACAGGGACTGTTGGGTTTCCAGATTCTTATGGTCTACTGAAGATTGGAAATGAGATTATCACATATAGAGATAAAACTCAGTTTTCTTTTACTGGATGTAGAAGAGGATTCGTTGGTATTTCATCCTACAAAAGTGGAGTAAACAATGCGGAGTTAGTATTTGAAGAAAGTGAATCTGATGATCATAATGCTGGTTCTAAAATTGAAAACCTGAGTATTCTATTTTTAAAAGAGTTTTTACTTAAAACAAAAAATCAACTTCTTCCTGGATTAGAAAATAGAACTTTAGATAAAAATCTGAACCAAAATATCTTCCTGAAGCAATCTAAAGATTTTTATCTAAGTAAGGGAACAGATCAATCATTTGAAATTTTATTCAAGGCATTATATAACAAAGAAGTAAAGGTCATCAGACCATCTGAGTTTTTATTTACTCCATCTAATGCTAGATATGAAGTCGTTAATCAGGTAATAGTTGAACCCATTGAAGGTGATCCTATTAATCTTGATGGTGCGACTCTGTATCAAGATGCATATAAGTTTGATAATAACATACAAAAATCATATGTTCCAATCACTTCTGTAGAGAGAATAGAAGTTGGATTTGGAAAAACGTTTTACAAATTAAATTTTGATGGTGGATATAATAGAGACATCAGTGTTGATGGAGTTCAGTATGGTAAGTTAAAGGTTGAACCATCTACAAGAGTGATTGGAGCAGTTTCTTCTGGATCCTCTGTTTTTGATGTTGATTCTACTGTTGGATTTGGAACCACAGGTGAACTATATGTAAAATATACAGACACTACTACTGGTGTAGTATCATATACTTCAAAGTCTTTGACTCAGTTTTTTGGGATTACAAACCTTACAAAAAATATTGCAGATGCCACCACCGTTGGTGTTAATACATTTGCATATGGTAGGTCTAAACTTAATCAGGACGAAATAATAAAAGTAAGAGTATCATCTGTATACAGTTCTTTTGAAATTCCTGAAAATACCTTTTCTTTTAAAAATGGAACCACTGCAAATGTGAAAACTTATGGTTTTGATGAAGATAACTTCAAAACTAACAAGTGGGAATACAATACATCACCTTGCTATAATGTAGAGAAAGTAGAACTACTAGACTCTTCTGATTTTACTTATCGTATTACTTTAGATACGAAGCATTATATTAGAGTAGGAAATAGCATCTCAATTATTCTCAGTACTGGCACTAAGTTAGATTCTACTATTATCAGTATTGATAGCGAAAGGAGTTTAAGAGTAAGAGGTCAAGGAAATTTAAATACCTCTCAAGTTTCTCATATTCAAAGAAAGATTCAAAAAGGCGTATCAAATACCTTTCCAAATATATCTCAATATTCAACAGGTATCGATAACTTATACAAAGATGATGATGGCGATTATATCGTTGCTTCTACATCTATTCCAACATACAATGCTCAACCACTTGAAGCAAATTCTGGTAAAGTTACTTTTTCTGGAACTTTTTCTGGAACTGAGTTTGAAATTACTCCAGGTGTAGAGCATGGTTTCTATACTGGAGATGCAGTTTATTACGCTGCTGATAGCACAACCACACAAAAAGTTATTAATGAAAACGGCGATGTCGAAAATGTTGTAACAAGAGGATCTGGTTTATTTGACGATGGATTATATTTTGTTGAAAGAGTTGATGGATTTACTTTAAAATTTGCAAAGAGTAGAGATGATATCAGTAATGGCAAATACTTAAGTGTTGGTGGAGTAACTGTTACTGACAATACACTCTTACCATATGAATCTAATGGCAAATCTCTGGAACCTCAAAAACTTTTAAGAAAGATTTCTACACCATTTGTTCAGGGTTCTAAAACTTCCACAAAACCTGGCACAACAGGAATTTTAATTAATGGTGTAGAGATTCAAAACTATAAGTCTAATGATATTATATCTTATGGACCTATTCAGAGTGTTGATGTTTTAGTACCATCAAACGGCATTGATATAATCAATCTGCCAGATATGATAATCAGTGACAGTGTTGGAACTGGCGCAACAGGTGCTATTGCTGTATCTGGCTCTTTGAGAGAAGTTAGGGTCTTAGATAGTGGTTTTGATTATCTACATACACCAACTCTAAAGATTGATGGCGGAAATGGTCAGGGTGCATTTGGCACGGTCAATATGAAATTGATTGACCATGCGCCAAAGTTTTTTGCAGATGAAGTATCTGATAAAGTTTCTCTGACAAATGATACTATTGGATTTTCAACCTTCCATAAATTTAGAAATGCAGAACAAGTAATATATAAAACTTTTGATGAGTCACCTGTAGTTGGTTTAGATACAAGTGCATTGTATTTCTTATCGGTAGTTGACAATACAACGGTTAAACTGCACCCAACTCAAGGAGACGCTATATCTGGTACTAATGCCATCTCTCTGACTGGATTTGGTGTTGGTAAGCACGCACTTCAGAGTGTTAATAAAAAAGCTATTGTATCCTCTATCACTGTTGTCAATGGTGGAAGTGGATATGAGAATAAGAAAAGAACAGCACCTGTAACGGGAATCAATACATCATCAAATATCATCTCCATTAGCAATCATGATTATAAGAGTGGTGAAATAATTAAGTATAATGTTGTCGGAACGGTTGCTGAAGGTCTGACCAATAATACTGAGTATTATGTTACTGCAATAGATAAAGATTCTTTTAGACTATCTACTATTGGAATAAGTTCGGATAAAGAGTTTAACTATAGAACGAAACAGTATGTCGATATTACCTCTGTCGGCGTGGGAACTCATACATTTAACTATCCAGAGATTACTGCGACTCTTGTTGGAGAAGTTGGTATTGCCTCTGTTGGCACTCAAGAGTTCAAAGCAGAGATTCAACCTATTGTAAGGGGTTCGGTTACTTCAGTTCACATTGAAAATGGAGGTGTTGGGTATGGATCTTCAGAAATTTTAAACCTTGATCGTCAACCAACAATTACAATTAGTGACGGAAAAGACGCTCAAGTAAAACCTGTTATAAGTAATGGAAGAATTGAACAGATTATAATACTGAATGGTGGACAGGGATATAAATCTACTCCTAATGTAAGAATAACTGGATCTGGTGTTGGTGCAGTTTTAGTTCCAATCATAACTAACGAAGTTCTCACTGAAGTAAGAGTTCTTGAAGCGGGTGGAGGATATGATACAGATGATATCGGTGTTTTAATAGAAACTGATTTTGATGCGGAGGAACAACCTGTATTTAAGTCAAACCTCAAAATCTGGAGAGTTAATAACTTTGAAAAGAAATTTTCAACTTTTACTAAAGATGATGGATCTGTCATAACTGGTGATAGTAGTCTTCAGTATACTCACCTCTATGCTCCAAGAGTTTTAAGAGAATCAACATATGTTGTTGATTCGGAAGGCAACACGATTTACGGTCAGAGCGATCTTAGAAAAGTTAGTAGCATTGAGGTTGATTCAGATCAGCATTCTCCAATTTTAGGATTTGCTTATGATGGCAATCCAATTTACGGACCATACGGATATACTGCAAGTAGTGGTGGCGTTGTAACTCAGATGAAATCTGGGTACTCCCTGGATCTCAAGTCCGGTAGACCTCCTTTGTCGAAATTCCCTGAAGGGTTCTTTGTCGAAGATTATACTCATAAGCAAACAACGGATGCTACAGTTCTTGATGAAAACAATGGAAGATTTGGCGTAACTCCAGAATTTCCAAATGGAACTTATGCGTACTTCATGACAGTTAACAATCTACAGACTGAAGCGTCTGGAGTGTTTGAAAAATACAAGAAACCAGTATTCCCATATATTATTGGAGAAAACTATCATTCTGTTCCAAATGATTTTAATTTCAGTAGAGCACAGAATCAAGATAGTTTTAACTTTGAAGAAAATGGTCTTCGTAGAAATACCAATCCACTTAACTTGATTTCAGATGATAGGGAGTATCCTTATCTGTTCATTCCAAATAATCTTGATCAAACAGCAAAAATAAATGCTGTAGCGCCAGGAACGATTGATTCTATTGGTATTGTTACCGCTGGAACTGGTTATAGAGTAGGTGATACCTTAAACTTTAACAATGATGGAACTGGTGGAGAGGGTGCTTATGCTAAGGTTACCAAAGTAAAAGGAAAATCAATTTCTAATATCAGTGTTGCATCTAGTTCTATTAGTAATGTAGAGATTTATCCAAATTCATCTGGATATGAAGTGGTATGTGATAACCCTCATGATTTCAGAACTTTAGATATAGTTAGAATTGCAGGTCTTTCTACTAATGGAAGTGGAATAGAGGGAACTTACAGTGTAGGAATCTCTTCTAATGTACTTCGTCTTGCTGGAGTTGGAACAACTGCAGTAGCAATCGGTACTGCAGGGGTAACAGGTTTAGTCACTTATTTTGGTGTAACAGGTAACATCATCAATACTAGAGTAAATGATGTTTTGGATATTGGTACGGAGAAGGTTAAAGTTCTCAATGTAGACTATGAAAACTCAAGATTAAGAGTTTTAAGATCTGTTCGTGGAACTGTTTCTACTGGACATACGATTGGTAAGTTTTTGATTGAAGATTCTAGAAATTTTGATATTGAATCTGGTATTACTTCCACTTACACTTTTACTAGAAATCAGCAAGTTTACTTTGACCCCGCAGAAACCGTTGGTGTAGGAACCACTGCTGGAGTCGGTATAGGTTCTACCTTATTCTTTGCCAATCCAGGTGCAGGAATCACTCAAAAGTTCATTCCAACCAAGGCACTTTACTTTAAAAATCATAACTTTAAAACAGGTGATCAGTTAACATATTCTCCTGGAGATGGAGGAACTGGATTATATGTTGAGGACGAAACTAACGCAGGTGTTGGTTTAGGAACCACTCTGACCAATGGACAAAAACTATTTGTTGCTAAGATTGATGATGATCTTATTGGAATCGCAACGGTAAGAGTTGGTTTAGGAACAACGGGAACTTTCATCGGAGTTGCTAATTCTCATAGAAGTTCTTCAACTCTGTTTTTCAAAGGAGTTGGTGTTGGCAATACACATAGTTTTGAAACTAATCATACTGTAATAACTGGAGAAGTAAAGAAAAATACAGTTACAGTAAATACTGCTGAAGCACACGGAATCAGTCCTTTACATAAAGTTGATATATTTGTCAACCCCGGTTCAGCACAAACTGTAGTTGTAAAATATAATGATTATAATAGAAATCTTGTTTTTAATCCCCTAGGATTCACTTCTACTGGAATTAATACTTCTACTGGTGCGATCTTTATTGAAGACCACAAACTTAACAGTGGAGAGAAAGTAATTTACAGTGTTGGTATTGGTAGTGAGGTTGCAGAAGGACTTACTAATAATAAAGTTTATTTTATCTCCAAAGTTGATGACAACAACTTTAAGTTATCAAATACTTACTACAATGCTACGAGAGACATTCCTGTAACTGTAGGAGTAGCTAGTACGGGACTTGGAGGTAACATTAGTCCTATCAATCCACCAATCACATTTTATAAAGACTCTACAGTAACTTTTGATCTTTCAGATTCTTCACTTGGATATAGCATATTAGGATCTGATTATCCTGCCTTTGATTTTAATCTTTACCGTGATAAGAATCTAAAAGTTCCCTATAGAGGTTTTAGTTTAGTCAAGTCTGGGCAAGTTGGTTCTGCAGGCGGTAAGGCAGTATTAACTGTTAATTCTAGTCTGCCTGAGATTCTGTATTATAATGTTGATTTAATTTATGATTCAAATCTACCATCAGATAAGTCCGAAAGAGTAGTAGATACTGACGTAATCTCAGGAAATGAAATTAGTATAGTGAATAGTGTATATAATGGTAATCATAGGATTACCATTGGAGGCACAACATCGTTCTTTTACGATTTGTCTGATTTTCCTGAGAGTGTATCTTATGCTTCCACTACCTCATCTAATCTTTCTTATGAAACAGACTGTAATCATACAAGAGGTCCAATAGCAAAGATTGAAATCATAAATGCAGGCAAAAACTATTATGATATTCCAGGAATTTCCACATTAACCACTAACGGTGGTGATGGTGCCATTTTAGAAGCACAAAGTAATAATATTGGTGCTCTTAAATCTGCCTCACTTAAAGATGTTGGATTTGGACTTCCTTCAGATCCAACATTAAGACCAAAACTTCTTTTCCCACAATCTATTCGTATTGAACCAGCGGCAACATTCCTTGAGGTTGGTATTACTTCATTTGGTAGAGGATTTTCTATTGCTCCAAAATTAGTTGTGGTTGATGGAAAAACTCAGTTACCTATTAATGATGTAGATCTCAGAATGACTCTTGGAGTTTCTAATGTTGAAATCCTGAAGAACACTAAGGCACTGTCTAATGTACCACCAACTATAATTCCAACTCAAACCGATTCGGGTGTGGGTATCAGTACTATTGAGTACTTCCCTGCAACTAAAGATGCATTAGTTACCTTATCTGCAGGATTTAGTGAAGATGTTGGTTTCCCCTTTGCTGTCGGTGATAAAGTTCTTATAGAAAATATAAGTGTTGGGGTAGGATCTACAGGAACAAACTTTAACTCTTCTGATTATGATTATAAGTTATTTGAGTTAACTGAAGTTACTCCGAATCTCGCTGGAATCGGATCTGTAAGATTCAATATGTCTGATGTATTGGCAGCAAATGATCATCCAGGTCAGTTTGATGATGTAAATTCTACTGGAAGAATTACAGCGCAAAAACACTTCCCCACTTTTGATTCTTTCTTAGAACTAAGTGATTATATTGTTGGTGAAACTGTAACCTCTGGTTCAAAAACTGGTAAAGTTGAAGATTGGAATCCAATCACTTCTACCGTAAGGATATCTTCGGATGATGAGTTTGTAGTTGGAGAAAGAATTGCAGGAAAATCCTCCAAACTTGTTGGTACGGCAACTTCAGTAACTTCATTTACATCTTATCTGAACTATGCATCAAGTTCTAAAGTAATAAGAGGATGGCAAAATGATTCTGGGGAACTTAATTATGATCTTCAGAGGGTTCAAGATAATTTCTACTATCAGAGGTTCTCATATTCTTTGAAATCAGAAGTTCCATATGATACTTGGAATGATGTTGTTTCTGCAACTAACCATGCTTTAGGATATAAAAAGTTCTCTGATTATCAGTTAGAGTCAACTGCTGATAACAGTATGACAGTTGGAATAACAACTGTAGTAGGAGTTGTAGATGCTGTTAATGAACTAACTGGATTTGGAGACTTTAATTGTGTTCATGACTATGATCTAGTTACAGAAAATAATATCAACGCTGGAACAATATCGGATGAGGTAGTATTTTCTAGCAGAATCCTTACAGATTATTTTGAATCTGTTGGAAATAGAGTTCTTTCCATTGATGATATTAGTGGTGATTTTAATAGCGAACCTAGATCGACCCCTTTTAGTGTTGTTAATACATTCTCTTTAGAAAAAACAGCGCATAAATTTATTACTTTTGTAAGGGATAGAAGATATGTTGCTCAGCGACAAATTTTACTTGTAGATGTACTTACTGATGGAACCAGTGCATATCTGAATCAATTTGGCAGAATAGAAACTACGTATGATCAGGGTTCCTTTGACTTCTCTATTTCTGGTAGTGAAGGTCAATTAACATTCTATCCAACTCAGTCTAGTGTTAATGATTATGATATCACTACTGCTGATTTTAGTTTAGCTGGCATTTTCACGACAGGTGTTGGTTCAACAAATCTTGGTGGTATAGTTGATGTGTCCACTGCAAGTACGACGGTAGGTAGTGGAGTTACTACTACAATCGTATCTATTGCAAATACTTACACTTCAGCAAAAGTTATTGTTAATGTCAATCCAGACATTGATGAAACTAAATTTGAAATGGTTGAGTTAAACTTGGTCCATGATGGCACCAATGTCGATCTCTTAGAATATGGAAGAATGGCAACAGGTGGATTTGCAGAGTCTTCTGAAACTGGACTTGGCACATATCATCCCTACATTGATGGTTCTAACTTAAAGGTAGATTTTATTCCCGCTGTTGGAGTTGGAACGACAGGTGCCATTAATACAATGATTGTTGGACTTGCTACTGCCACGTCTACTGGAGTCTCTACTATTTCATTGCAGAAACTCAATCTAGAAGCACAAACCACTTCTATTAGTGCATCTGGATCTCCTGGAATCACTACAGTATCTTCTTTTAGTGGAGATTTTGATGCGGCACATTATATCATTCAGGTAACGGATACTACGAATCATAGAGTTCAACTTTCCGAAGTAGTTCTTGCTGAAAGTTTTGTAGATTCATCTAATCCAGGTGATACCTTCTTTACTGAATTTGCTAATCTTGAAACTCATACTGGACTTGGAACATTTGGATCTGTACTTGCTTCAGATGGAACTAATTCGTTGGTGTTTACACCTGAACCTAGTATTGACACAGTGGTTACTGTGTTTGCTCAAGAGTTGTCTATATCTGTTGACGACGAAAATGCCCCGACTGAAATTGATTTCACTAATGGATTGATTCAAACTCAACCTGGAACTTATACGGGAACTGAATCTGATGTTAAGAGAGCATTTGGATTAACTCATAATAATGATGAAATCTTTGAAAGATATTTCACTGGTAATGATAGCAATGTTGTTAATCTTACAGAAAATACCATTACTATACCAAATCATTTCTATGTAACTGGTGAAAAAATTGAATATCATCATGTTGGACTAACTACTTCCGCAGTTGGCATTGCAACCACCACATTTACAGGGGTGGGAGATACCTCATTCTTACCTACTGAAAATGTATTTGTAATTAAGATTGATGAAAATTCAATCAAACTCGCTAGAAGTGCTGCAGATGCACTAAATGAACCTCCTCTTGCAGTGGAACTAGAAAGTGTTGGTATAGGAACCTCTCACAGATTTGTTGCTACTAATCAGAATGCCAAGGTGATGGTTGCGATTGATAATATTCTTCAATCTCCTATTGTTGCTACATCAGTAACAACTGGTTTATCGACAAATATATCTTCATCTGATGTATCTATTACATTCAGTGGAATAACATCTTTCTTTGGATCTGATCTCATCAAGATCGGCACTGAGATTATGAAGATTGAAGGTGTTGGTATTGGATCGACTAATGCAATAAGAGTACGTAGAGAGTGGTTGGGAACTAGAGCTAGTGCTGCTGATACAGGTGCCCTTGTAACCAAAATGACTGGTAACTATAACATTGTAGACAATGTTCTTAACTTTGTTGAGGCACCTTTTGGAAATACTCCATTTGGAACTGTAACTAATCGTCCAGATGAGAGAGATTGGACAGGTATAACAACAGGTTCTTCTTTCCAAGGAAGATCGTTTATTCGATCTGGTATCACTGGTGAATCGTCTGATTCTTATTCTAAGAATTATATTTTTGATAATATTAATGATAAGTTTAACGGAACCACAAGTCAGTTTACATTGACCCAATCTGGTTCAAACATATCTGGAATCACTAATGAAAATGCAGTTATTTTAATCAACGACATTTTCCAAGTTCCTTCGTCAATAAAAGATTACACTCTTCAAGAATCTTCGGGAATTACAACTATTGCGTTTATTGGATCTTCACCAAAAACCCCATTAGGACCCGATGTAGGTATTTCTAGTTTCCCTAAAGGTGGAGTGATTGTATCTGTCGGTTCAACTGAAGGTTTTGGATATCAACCTCTCGTTTCTGCCGGGGGAACCGCAATCATCTCTGGATTCGGAACTATACCTTCTATCAGCATTGGCAATAGTGGAACTGGATATAGAGGAAAAGATCGCTATGACATCTTAACAGATACATCTAGTCCTGTTGGAGTTGGAGGTACTGAAATTTATTTGGAGGATTCAAATAGTGTTTATGATATTATAGATCTGCTGAACACCGGCAACAATGTCACTATTGGTGTTGGTACATTTATTAAAGAACATGGATGCGTTGTTGTATCAACCGCTTCTACTTTTGTGAGAATTGGACTTGGGTCTACAAGTTCTCTTGAAATTCCAACAGGAACTCAAGTTAGTATTGGTATTACAAATCCATCTCTTGGATTTGTAAATGTGAGTGCAGCAAGAACTGATGCCAGTGGTTTAACCACGTCAAAATATCATGTTGGTTTTGCAACTATTATAACAGGAACTGGTAATATATCTACTGACGTTACTGTCACAAATCCAGGAACAGGTTACACCTATACTGATGTACCAGTTGTTACAATAGATGATCCTTTATCATATTCAAACATGCGTTTGTTCTACAGTTCTTCTTCTCCTGCTGGAGTTGGAACTGAAGCAACTATAGACATTGTAGTTGGTAATGGTTCAAGTGTTGTTGATTTTGAAATTAATAATACTGGTTATGGTTATAGAGAGGAAGCAATACTTACGGTCGCTATCGGAGGATTGACAGGAATTCCTACCACTTCTTCTTATTCTGGAAATGAGTTCCAAGTCACTGTCGATGAAGTTGCCGATGATAAGTTCTCTGGATGGTCTGTAGGAACTTTAGAGGTTCTCGATAACATTGAAGAATTTATTGATGGTGTAAGAAAAGATTTCCCACTCAGAAGAAATGGAGATCTAGTTTCTATTGTGTCTTCTCCAGGTTCTAAGATTGACGTACAAGATGTGCTAATAGTTTTTGTAAATGACATATTACAAGAACCTGGTGGTGGATATGTATTTGGTGGAGGAAGCACTCTTACATTCACCGAGGAACTGAAGATTGGCGATAAAGTTACTATTATTTTCTATAAAGGAAATGGTGATAGTGATGTTATTTTTAGAGACGTTATTGAAACGGTTAAAAAAGGTGACACCCTACAACTCAACCATATGGCGGGTATTCAACCCCAAAGTCTTGATGAAGATAAGAGGAGTGTTCTTGATATTCTTTCAACTGGTAACGTTGAAACTAATCCTTACTTTGGACCTGGAAACACTAATGATGTAACTTTGGCAAGACCAGTTACTTGGTGTAGACAGACCGAAGATAAGATTATTGATGGCATTCCAACAGGAAAAGATAGAGAACTGTATGAACCAGTCATTAATCCAACTTCATATATTATCAAGAATGTTGGAGTTGGCTCTACCGCCATATATGTTGATACATTAAGACCACTTTTTAATATACAAAACGAAGCAGCTAGCAGACAATTCCAGAATAAGATAAAATTTATCGCTCAGGAATCCAAAGTTGGTGCATCTGCAACTGCTGTAGTTTCTGGACTTGGAACTATATCTTCCGTGGTCATATCTGATGGTGGTGTCGGATACACCACTGCTACTGTAAGTTTTGGTTATACCTCTGATTCTAGAGCGTTTGGTACAGTATCGATCAGTGCTGGTGGAACTGTTACTGGTGTTGCGATTACCTCTCCTGGTGTCGGATATACATATACAAGTGTACCTCCTGTACTCATTTCTCCTCCAGGTCATACTGAAGAAGAATGTGATGTTTTAAGTTACGCTGGTGATAATGGTATCATTGTTGGATTTGGAACTACTGATCCTGGTCCACAATTTATTTTTGATATTCATATCCCATATGACTCTTTCCTTAGAAACACTGTTGTTGCTGGAACTGCAGTAACACTTTCCTCCATTCAGGCGAATGACTACTTTATAGTTAATAAGTCTAATGTTGGTATGGGGAATACATTTGATGGAATATATGAAGTCTCTAGTGTGGAGACATTGACTAGAGATGTTGTTGGTATATCCACAACTGTCAAGAGAATATTTGTTGACGCCTCTAGTGTTCCTTCGGGATACTCTTCTGGAATCACGACTTCCGATAATGGATTTGGTCTGTTTAGTTGGGGAAGAATTGATGTTAAAGGTAGGAATATTTCAACGTCCTATACAGCATATACATCTGGTATAACCACCTCTACTAGAGTTGTTAGATCCAACTTCTTGAAGTCTAAAAATTATACTGCAAACTCCTAATAAATAAAGAAAAACTCTGTCCAAAATGGCTGCTATTATAACGGATCAGATTAGAATATTAAACGCAAAGAATTTTATCGCTGAAGTGGTTAACTCCAGCAATTCTTATTATTCCTTTGTCGGTTTAACTAATGCTACCGATTATCAAAGTGATTGGGATACTGATCCTCCTGCACCAAAAGATAATTTTAATGAAGAAAATGACTATTGGGATACAATGGTCGCTTTGAAGAAAATTAATACTGCTGATGCAAGTCAAGTAGTTCCAAAAAGAACTTGGAGTTCTGGAACTGTATATGACATGTATCGCCATGATTATAGTAGAACAAATACTGCAAAGATTTCAGGTTCTACTTCATTATATCTTTCAAATTATTTTGTAATTAACAGCGATTTCAGAGTTTACATTTGTTTGCAGAATGGAACTGATCCAGATAATCCAACGGGAAAAGCATCTTTGGATGAACCCGCTTTTACTGATTTAGAACCAAGAAGTGCAGGTACTAGTGGTGATGGTTATATTTGGAAATATCTTTATACCATTAAACCAAGTGAAGTTGTTAAGTTTGAATCAACACAATATATGCCAGTTCCAAGAGACTGGACAACTGCAGATGATAATGCAGCGGTTAGGGATAATGCAGTTGATGGCGGAATCAAGATTGTTACAATCACTAATCGCGGAGTAGGATTAGGAACTGCTAATGTGACTTATACTGGAGTTCCCATCAAAGGTGATGGAGTCGGAGCAGAATGCACTATTGTCATTGATGGCAATCAGCAGGTAGGACAAGTCATTGTTTCTAGTCAGGGTTCTGGTTACACCTATGGTAATGTTGATTTAATTGGTGGTGGAGTTCCTACAGGAACTACAAGACCTACTTTTGATGTTATCATTCCTCCTCAAGGAGGACATGGCGCAGATATCTATAGAGAATTGGGAGCGTATAATGTGCTTCTCTATTCTAGAATAGAAAATGATAATGAAAATCCAGATTTTGTTACTGGTGCTCAAATTGCAAGGATTGGTGTTGTAGAAAATCCTCAACAGTTTGGATCATCTTCTATTTTAAATTCAGACAAAGCATCTGCAGTAGGTGCCCTCAGACTAGTTGGAACTGGATACAGCACTGCTACATTCACAGCAGATTCTTACTTTACTCAAACAGTGTCTACTGGAACAACTGCAGTAGGAAGAGTTGTCAGTTATGATCAAACTACAGGAGTGCTTAAGTTCTGGCAAGATAGAAGTGTTGCTGGATTCAATACGGTTGGAACAGCACAGACTCAACCTACGTATGGATTTGATTTAACTGAGTTTACCTCTACACCTGGATCAGGTGGAAATTTAACGATCACTCCATCTACAGGATCTAATTTAGGTATTGATACTAACTTCTCCGGTATCTCAACCGTAATAAATAATCGTACATACTATCTTGGTCAGAGTTTCACGAGTGGTGTTGCCAATCCTGAGGTCAAAAAACACTCTGGAAATATTATCTACGTTGACAACAGACCATCTATCACCAGATCGTCGAACCAAAAGGAAGACATA